CTCGTTGGGTATCCCGCGTAGTACCCTATAGCTATAGCACCTTCACCTTGATTAAACTTACCCGCACCATCACCTATAGCGATGGCTTTTTGACCCTGATTTTGACTACCAGCATCTTTACCTAAAGCGATTGAATTACCTGCTTGATCCTGACCACCGGCGTTTTCACCGATGGCGATAGAATACGCAGCTTGATTTTGAAAAGCTGCTTTATCACCGATTGCGATGGAACTTACACCTTGCCCAGTTTCACCAGATCTTTCACCAATAGCGATGGAAGACTCTGCTTGTGTGACACTACCCGCTTGATAACCAATCGCTACAGAGTTGGATTGTTGACGATCATAACCAGCTCTGTACCCCAAAGAAATGAGATGTGCGTTTGAACTTGGGTGAATGGTAGCACCCGTATCTGTACCTATGAGTAAACGATCATACCCAGAATTGTCCACACGCCTAGTAGCGGCTATTGTTCCATTTACATCCAAGTCCTTTGTGGGATTAATTTGATTTATACCAACACGATTAGAGACTACATCTACATGAAGAGTATTTGTGTCAACAGTTAGATTTGAAGAAATGTAAGTGTTACCAACAACATGGAGTTCTGCGTCCGGTACAAGAGTGTTTACACCTACCCGATCTGTTCCAGAATCTACAAATAAAGTATCTCCGTCAACTGTCAAGTCAGCGGAAATACTTGTATTACCCGTTACCACTAAAATATTTGAACCAAATTCGTCTACAAAGAGGTTTGAACCCACATCTAAACTGTGTATGGGACTCGTGTTTATAATACCAACATTGGATTCCGTAAAAATTTGACCGTACACGTGGACATTCATATCTTGACCGACAGGTGTAATCGTATGACCATCTGCGTTTGAATTTGTATACGCAATTACAAATTCATTTGAAACTTCTCTAAATCCTATTGCAACGTTCGCATCTGGATTTGGTCGGGTCATTATCAAACCAAGATCTAAAAGTGAATCACCAACAACATTATCTTTACCAAGTTCCAATATAGCATCCTTAATTACTGTATTGTTCGAATGTAAAGTTGTAACGAGCCCATTAAATGTCGCATCCCCATCAACCACCAAACTATTTTGAATATATGTATTTCCCAAAACAGTTAGGGTATTTGCAGTCGTTTGATTTACAAACACTTTAGAACCCACAGAAAGTGTATCAGTTGGTGAACTATTGGCTATTCCAACATTTGAAAGTGTTGTGACAGAAGTATTCACATTATTAAAAGAAACTGTGTTTGCAGTAACATTTCCATTAATTATAGCTGCTTCGAGGGTAAAATTAAGAATATCTTCGGCGATCGCACCAGAGTCCATCATTTCCTTGGTCACTTGATTGTAAGCCAACACACTAATATTTCTATCAGATAGATCCGTACGTAAACGTAGAGGTGTTATATATACGGAATCTGAAAAGGGTGTATCAATTTCCCCTTCAGTCGCATTAAACACGATCGTGTTTTCTGCCTGGTCGTTGGTACAATTTTTGCCGAACCTAATCTTGGTGGAACGTTCCACTGTCGGCAAGTTCTTGACCATTTAATATAGAATGGCATTTTAATTTGCGTAAAGTAAGGCGGCTAGGCCATTTTGAACCCTAAGGATATTGTAGTTTACAGCATATATAGGGTCTAGGATGTTCATAGACTCACTCATGAGTTTAACTGTATTTAGACGACTGAAATTTAGTGTTCCTGTGGGCTGAAGGGAACTTGTGGAAATACAGAAGGGGTACAAGAAGAAATCTGGTGATGCTACAAAGTTAGTGTGATAATAGTGGGCTACATCAATAAAATGAGGTTTACCCCAACGATAGTTGGCTAAATCTACACCATTAACATTCAACTTGATTTTGTTTGTGGGTGATGTGAGAGCGCTATTAGTTGTAGTGTTAGAAGATGCCAAGTATTTCACGGGGTGATTGAACGTAAGTTCTTGTATTTTATTTCCAGATGGAATACTTTTTTGTACTTGGGTGATGAGGATATCATGTGTGCGAGAAGCAATATTCCCACGCTCTTCAGTGTCAAGATAGTAATAATTGGCATAACATTCTACATTGTAGTTTGCAGCTTGAGATGCCCAATTAATCCTAATCTCCACATTATGGTAGTTTAATGCAACGATTGGGATAGCTAGACTAGGACTTTCACAATGGAAAAACCTAAGCGGATAGAAGAACGACCGAGCAGATATACCTGGGTGGGTACCTTGAGCACTCTTCGATACATTTGTGGCAAAGGTATCAACGGCAATATTCTCTGTGAATACGGCATCTTGTTTATCGACAACGGAACCCCCAATTAAGAGCTCGACGCTTTCGATAATATTATCCCATCTTTGGGAATCGAGGGCGGTTGTATTATCATCTATAGTGAAATATACATGACCTAAAAGATCACCAGATCGTTCAAATTGAACACTGGATAACGAGTTGTTTCTCACCGCTCCGTGGATTGTTTGCTTTTCGACGGATTGTGAGAAATTAGCATGCCTTTTGAAAGTTGAATTGAAAAACGACACTTGGGGATCACCTACGATCCATTCATCCTGAGCGCCGGCTGCCATCAATTGAACAATACCTGGGGACATGGTATACTATAGTAAAAGGAGAAAATTACAGGTTGGCTTTTCTACACACGAAACGAATTATTAAAAAATTATCCTTAGCAGGACTTGATGGCACAATTGGGGTACCATCTTGATTACGAATGTTAACAGTGAAACGGTCAATGCTGCGAATTGGGTTCACATATTGAGTCACTAATGAATAGTTATCTTTGTAAAGAAATGTCGCAGTACCTTCACCAACAATACTAGCGAAAGAATTACGAACAACACTTCTAGATGCTTGACCATTTGGTTCATTAGAAGCACGCTCAGTGAAAATACTGTCAAGCTCCTCGATAGAAACGTAACAGTGTTTAGTCGCCGTGGTGGTGTTAATTCTAGCAGCTAACAATTTAGCCTGTACAACATTTTTCAGGGGTTGTTGAAGATGACAAGTGAATGTATTGGCAGTAGTCTGTCCAATTGAATCAATAGTCACGGTGTGATATTCGTGTTGAAGGTCTGGAATCAACTGAGTAGGAGTTGTAATCAGCGCCATATATTATTAGCTTAGATTAAAGATCCACCAATTCCATCTGTGATTTCATAACCACCAGCTTGCGCGGAGACCAACTTCTGGGCACCACAAACACCCCCTGGAGTTAAACCCTTGGCGTAAGGGCCACCTTTCTTACCAGAACCAGCGGTACACTCGAGTTCGACTGGGAGATCGAAGACGGAACCATCATTGGAAGTTTTGGTGGTAATGGGTGTATACTTACTGCTTGTACTGGACTTAAGAGCCCCGAGAGCAGAGATGACCAAGAGAAGAATAACAATCATGGTGAGAGCATTGCGGCTGACACGATTGAGAGAGGAGAACATTTATAATGAACCAATATTTTTTTAAACTGCGTTAAAGGTAATTTTTTTAGTTTCTACATAGAGAGTAGATGGACGAAGAGATCGTAATCGATCGAGGAAATACCAGTGTTATGAAATTGGATGCAGATGAGCAGGCCATAATGGATGAGATTGAGATTTCCGCCCCCCGCCCTCAGCGTGTACCTAGACCAACTAGACCCACTTATAATCCACCCCCCATGGCACACCAACAGGAAAGTATGGATGCCTTTGTGAACCCCAACAAACAGACTAACCAGAATGCTTCGGCTCCAGATGAAGAAATTGACTATGGTGATGGTGACGAAGATGCCAATTTTTTTGATGATGCTGATGATTATGGAAATCAGGGGGGAGGACAGGAGGATGAAAAACCTACGAAAGGGTACGGTTCAATTGACGAGGAGAAGGCTGATCTTATCAACAAGTTGGGACGCCTGGAGAAGAAGGGTTTCACTGTAAACAAGAGACTCAACGCCTACTCAAATGTTGATGAACTTAGATCCGAGGTTAAGCGTATCACCTACAGTATAGATGTTGAACAGTCTATTCGTTTCTCGCGACGAATGTTGGTGGCCTGTGTAACAGGTTTAGAGTTTCTCAACAAGAGATACAACCCTTTCGAGATTCAGCTAGAGGGGTGGTCTGAAAGTATCATGGAGAATGTTGACGACTATGATGGTGTCTTTGAAGAATTGTATGTTAAGTACAGGTCCAAGATTTCGGTTGCTCCAGAGATTAAGCTGATTATGATGCTCGGTGGATCCGCTATGATGTTCCATCTTACCAATTCTATGTTCAAATCGGTGATGCCCAACATGAATGACGTCATCAAGCAGAACCCTGATCTAGTGAAGAATATGATGAGCGCTGTTCAGAATACCACTCGCCAAACTGACGGTCCCGCAACGGAGGCTCCTGTTGGTGGAACTGGTGACTACCAGATGCAGGGACCTGGTATAGACATCTCCAGTCTAATGGGTGGTATCATGATGCCCCCAGCGCCTCCTATGAACACCACGGCCATTTCAGCGACTGATAAGCAGATGGAAGATGATGATGATATCTCTGACATCATCTCCATCTCGGGTGACTCCACTGGTGGTGAGGTCAAGGAAGTCAATGTGGCGGCAACCAAGACGAGGCGTACCAGGGGAAGGAAGGCAAAAAAGGAAATTAATCTCTAAACATATATAAATGATAGCTTACTATCCTTTGGAGGAATTGGATCCTCCAAAGCCACAACAGAAGTCTGTTGATAAGCCTGAAAAGACTCAGGTTGGCTTAGAAGAAAGTGAATTGAATTACATCGTGATAGCTTTCATTGCCGGAGTTATCGCCTTAGCTATATCCGACGCCATCAGGGCGTAATTGTTTCGTTTACCGCGGGGTTCTCCCTCGTAGTAAATTTAATAAGTAAAAGTTACAATATTCTGACCAGCACCAAAACTATCAACTTGTCCGACGTTGACATTATTTTTGATACTTTTTAAGAATCCACCAGTGTGTGTACCAGATAAGGATGCGGTTATAAGTTCTACATGAATATCATATTTGTATATTCTACCCGATCCAATGTCATGGGGTGTAAGTAATACACCTTTCTTCCCCACAGTAACATTTGGACTCCATGGGAAATCTGAATCACCACCAAACAGGTTCTTTGTACCCACGGTTATCTCGTCGTCTAAACTACTATTCGTGGTTCCATCGTGTGATCCACCTTGGATCTCCAAGACCATTGTACTCATGTCACGAACAGCAGAACCATCCGTCTTTCTGAGCATCGCAACAATTTTGGCATAAAAAGCTGGCATCTTTTCGGGGGTACCTCCATCAGCGAAGTATAAACGAACACTTTTCGCTGCCGTGGATCCCAGTGTAAAACTTTTAGAGTATCGCTTACAACCAACTTCATTTGAACCTGAGATAAATCCACCACCAACGTGTAATGCTGTGGTTGCATCTGAACCACCCAAATCTACAGCTACCTGGTTACCCAAATCAATCTTACCATCAATCTGAAGATCACCAGTAATTTCAGTGTCACTCTTTACTACTAAACTTCTCACTGGGTCAATAAACACATTACCTGTGTGATCTCCATAAATATTAGAAACACCACCAGTTGTCTTAAATTCTAAGATGGCATTACTCGTTGCGTGCTCTAAGCGTGCTGTACCATTGTAAACAGTAAAGTGTTCACTTGGGTTTACGGTTCCCACACCCACATTTGAAGTATGTATTATATGAATACCATCTGCCTCGGTTCCCCCATTTACAGCACCTATCACTGTACCATGTACGGAATGGGTGGAGTCACTGAAACCTCTTACATATCCACCCTTACCGGCATCTGTTGTTAGACTTATACCCGCCTTTTTAGTTCCAGAATTAGCGGGACTTTCGAGTTTGAGAATATCGACATCAGTGGTCAAAGCTGAATATACATGTACATTAGTGTCTGGTGAAGATGTCCCTAAACCAAATAGACCTTCTTCAGTAAAACGAGCATATTCAATACCACTTTGACGGAATGTAAGAGCTGAAGAAATATTGTCTATGACACCTTTATTACCACCAGTAGTCACAGAGAAAATGTCCATCACACCGGTTATAACTTTAGAACCAGTTGCGAACTGGAAACCACCATCTACGAATAGACGAGAGTTACCACCCGGATCAACCGATGTACCAACAAGTACAC